CCGAGCCGTACTCGCTGACCGTCATGATCCTCGAATCGGCCCGCATCAAGGACCGGCTCGACCTGCTTCACCGAGTCGTTTCGGGCGACGAGGATCTGTGGTTCCGGCTCGCGCCAACCCGCGGAGACGGCGACGTTCTCGAGATCAAGATCGACTCGGGACTACAGGAAGCGCGCCAGCTGGCCGCCGTCCTCCGGCAGATGCTCTCGGAGATCAGGCGCCAGAAGGACGCGGCGACGGGCCCGGTTCTCGATGACCTCCTCGCTGATCTCTGAAGACTTCCCGCAACTGACCGGGCGGCAGCTGCCGCACCACGAATCGATACTCGAGGGCTCGGTCGAGCTCGGCGAGAAGGCGATCGAACTCGCCCGCCGCGCCGGCACGAAGTCGATGCCGTGGCAGGTTCGTGCACAGCACGCCATCCTCAGCACCGCGCCGGATGGCACGTGGACCCACCCCGACTGCTGCCTGATCGTTCCGCGGCAGAACGGCAAGTCGGAAATCCTGATCCTGCGTTGCCTGTTCGGGCTGTTCAAGCTCGGCGAGCGCATCGTGTACACGGCGCAGCGCTGGCGGACAGCGGAGGACGCCTACAAGCGGCTGCTCGAGATCATCGAGTCTCGGCCGTCGCTCAAGAACCGCGTCGTCAAGAAGACGTGCTCGCAGGGCCAGGCTGTCATCAAGCTCGCGTCGGGCGCCGAGATCACGTTCTGCACCCGGTCGAACGACTCCGGCCGTGGCCTGACGGTTATCGACCTGATCATCTACGACGAGGCGTACAACCTCACCGACGGCGAGATCGCGGCACTGTCGTTCACTCAGATGGCGTCGCTGAATCCGCAGACCATCTACGCATCGTCGGCGGTCAACCAGGAGCAGCACGCCAACGGCCATGTTCTGGCCGGTATCCGCCGCCTGGGCCTCGCTAAGGGTGAGGGTCTGTACTTCGCCGAATACATGGCGCCGGAGGAGATGCCGCGCGCCGACGAGGCGACGTGGCAGTACGCGAACCCGTCCTATGGCGTCGTCCAGACGGCCGCGAAGGTCCGCAAGATCATGCGCGGCATGAACACCTCGGCGGGCCGTAAGAGCTTCGACGTCGAGGCCCTCGGCCGCGGCGATTGGCCGAAGGACGAAGACGACGTCGAGGGCGTGATTCCCGCGGGGGTGTGGAAGACGATGGAGAATTCGGCTCCCACTCTGCGCGGCCCGATCGCGCTGGCGTTGGACATGACACCGGACCGAAAGTGGTTGTCGATTGCCGCGGCGCAGCGCACGGACGAGGACCGAATTCACGTCGAGGTTGGTTACCACTCGGCGCCGACGCCGCAGACCGTCGCGATCATCGCGAAGCTCATTGCCCGCTGGGACCCGTGTGCACTGATCATCGACCGGCAGTCGCCGGCCATGTCGCTCGTGCCCGACCTGCTCAATGCCGACATTGAGGCTGAGACGACGACCGCGACGCAGATGGTGCAGGCCTGCGGTGGCTTCTACGACGACGCCATCGCCCAACTACTCGACCACACCGGCGACCCGCTGCTCGAGGAGGCGCTCGCCGGTGCCACACAGCGGGAGCTGCCCGGCGGCGGGTGGGCGTGGAAGCGCACCGGCCCGACACCGATTGCCCCATTGGTCGCTGTATCGCTCGCGCATTACGGCCTCGTGACTTACGGCACCCGCGTGGTCGTCACGCAGAAGCTCGCCTACATCAAGACCGCCCCCGCTGCCCGAAACGTCAGCACGGGCGACCTCGCAACCGCTGGATTCTGAGAAGGAGGTGACCCGAATGGCCAAGCCCACCGCACCTGTCAAGGCTGCCACCTCCGAAATCGGCTATGCCGTCGCCAACCCTGGCGATTTCTGGCTGATGGACTCCGAGACGACGCCCGAGCTGCGCTGGCCGCTGTCGTCACGCGTCTACGAGATGATGCGCCGCCAGGACGCGCAGATTACGTCGATTTTGCGCGCAATCACGCTGCCCTGCCGCCGCGCACTGTCCGCCGCGTCGATCGACCCCACCGGCGTCCGCGACGAGGTCGTGCAGATGGTCTCGGACGACCTGCGGCTGCCGATCAAGGGCGACGAGACCGCAAATCCGGTCGCGACGCGATCGAAGGGCCGCTTCTCGTGGTCCGATCACGTGCAGATGGCGTTGTTGTGCACGCAGTACGGCCACATGTTTTTCGAGCAGGTCTACCGGATCGACGAAAACGGCTACGCCCGGCTCGCCAAGCTCGCTCCGCGCATGCCACGGTCGATCGCGAACATCAAGGTTGCCCGCGACGGCGGCCTGGTGTCGATCTCCCAGCACGCCATGGGCCTCGGATTCGCTGCCGGCGGCGGAATGGCGGGCGGATTCGGCGGAATGGCCGAGATTCCGGTGTCTCGGCTGGTCGCGTACATCAACGACCGTGAGGGCGGCGACTGGATCGGCAACTCGGTGCTGCGTCCGGCCTACAAAAATTGGATCATCAAGGACAAGCTCTTGAGGGTCCAGGCGCAGACCATCGACCGCAACGGCATGGGCATCCCCGTCTATATGGCAGGCCAGGACGACACCGAGGAAGGCCTCGAGGCGGGCCGCCGCATGGCGACTGACTACCGCGCAGGCGATTCCTCCGGTGCGGCACTGCCGTTCGGCGCGAAACTGCGCCTTCTCGGCGTCGAGGGTGCCCTGCCCGACGCTGAGCCTGCGATTCGGTACCACGACGAGCAGATGGCGCGCGCCGTGCTCGCGCACTTCCTGAACCTGGGCACGCAGACCGGCTCGTGGGCGCTCGGCAGCACGTTCGCCGACTTTTTCGTGATGTCGCTGCAGACGCTCGCGCAGTCCATCGCCGATACCGCCAACGCGCACATCGTCGAGGACCTGGTCGACCTCAACTTCGGTGAGGACGAGCCTGCGCCGCGGATCGTGTTCGACGAGATCGGTTCGCGCCACGATGCGACGGCCGAGGCCATCGCCACGCTCGCCGGCGCCGGGCTGCTGGTGCCCGATCGCATCCTCGAGCAGACCGTGCGTACCCAGTTCGGGCTGCCGCAGAAGGAAATCGGCTCGCCCGACCCGGAGGCACCGCAGAAGACGCCGCCGCCACAGCCGAACGTCGCGCCGCCCGGCGACGACCCCGCAGACGAAGGAGCGGCCGAGTGAGCCGAGAAGAGCAGTCCCATAACCGCTCGGAGCGCTGGTATCGCATCCAGAACGCCGCCGACGGCACTGATGCGCCCGCCGAGGTGTTCATCTACGACACGATCGGCAGCTGGTACGGCGTTTCGGCCAGCGACTTCGTCCGCGACATCGCCGGAGTCGACAACGACGCGATTACGGTGCGGATCAACAGCCCTGGCGGCGACGTCTTCGATGGCATCGCCATCATGAACGCGCTGCGCGGACACAAGGCCACCATCACCACCGTTGTCGACGGCCTGGCGGCCAGCGCGGCCAGCTTCATCGCCATGGCGGGCGACGAAGTTGTGATGAACCGCAACAGCGAAATGATGATCCACGACGCCAGCGGATTCGCATCGGGCAAGGCGAAGGACATGATCGCCATGGCCGACAACCTCGAGCGCGCCAGCAACAACATCGCCAGCATCTACGCCGACAAGGCTGGCGGCACCGCCGAGGACTGGCGCGCCGCGATGACCGCCGAAACCTGGTACACGGCGCAGGAAGCCGTCGACGCCGGTCTCGCCGACCGAGTCACAGCGAAGGCGGACGACGCCGAAAGCGAAAGCGACGGCGCGAAGGCCAGTTTCGACCTGTCGATCTTCAATTACGCCGGACGTCAGGCCGCACCCGCGCCGACGGCCGTCACTCAAACCCCCTCTGCCGAGCGTGCAGGGGTGTCACCCAACAGAAAGGACGACATCGACATGTCGACCCTTAACGAGGGGCTCCGCAAGGCGCTCGGTATCGACGATGCCGACCTTTCCGACGAGGCCCTGCTCGACAAGATCAACGACGCGCTCAAGGAGCGCGACGAGGCCCTCGAAGCCGCGACCAGCCCGGCCAACGCCGCGCCGAAGCTGCCCGAGGGCGTTGTCGCCATCGACGCCACGACCCTCGACGAGCTGAAGAACGCCGCGAAGCTCGGAACGCAGGCCCGCGAGCAGCAGATCGTCGACCACCGCAACTCGGTGCTCGACGCGGCCGTGCGCGCCGGGAAGTTCCCGCCCGCCCGCCGGGAGCACTTCGAGAACCTGCACAAGGCCGACCCGGAAGGCGCCGAGCAGCTCATCGCATCGCTCGCCGCTGGAACCGTGCCCGTCAATTCGGAGCTGGGCCACGCCGGCGAGCCCGAGGTCAACGCAGAACTCGATGCCGAGCTGTCGGACGTCTTCGCCCGCATCACCGGCTCCGCCTTCGGAAAGGACGCCTGATCATGTCCGAATACGCACCCGTTTTCTTCCCCGCAGACAAAGTCAGCAGCGTTGCGAGCTCTGCCATTACGGCCGGTCAGCTGATCTACACGTCCGGTGACAACACCGTCGCGCCGACGACCGCCGCAACTGGTGCGTGGCTCGGTGTCGCGGCCCGCGACGCGGCGGTCGGTGCTGGCACCACCTACTACACCGAGGGCATCCACGAGCTGGCCGCCAGCGGCACCGTCAACGCCGGTGACCTCGTCATCCCGGCCGCCGCCGGTGCGGTCGCCGCAATCGGCGCCGGCACCAACTACTCGCAGGTGGTTGGTGTCGCACTCGCCGCCGCCGCGAGCAGCAAGGTTCGCGTCCTCTTCCGCTGATTCGCAGCCAGTCACATCCCCATGACGCTGCGTAGGCAGCACACGAAAGTAGGTTTCTGATGCCTATCACCAACCCCCCGGTGCCGCCCACCCTGTCGGGCGACATCATCTCCATCTCCCGGTTCCTCAAGGACCCGACCTGGGTGCTGCGCGCACTGCGCACCATCTCCCAGCAGATGTTCATCTCGGACAAGCTGCTCAAGGGGCAGCTCTGGACCGAGTCCGGATCGGTTCTGTACGAGCAGAACGAAACGATCTACGCCGACCGCGCGCCGCAGGGCGTCCAGCCCGGCGCCGAGTACCCGCTGACCCCGATCAGCACCGGCCCCGGACAGACGGCCAACACGATCAAGTGGGGTAACGACGTCATGCTCTTCGACGAGTCGATCTCTCGTCAGAAGTTCGATGTCGTCAACCGCGCTTTCGCGAAGCTGATGAACTCGATGGTTTCGACCATCGACTCGGTTGCGCTGTCGGCCATCAACTCGGCTGTCACGCAGTCCACCGCGGCGTCCGCGTCCTGGGCGACCGGCTCGCCGAACATCCTCCGCGATGTGGCGCTGGCCAAGGCGAACATCATCGGCCTGAAGCAGGGCTACAACCCCGACACCGTCTTGTGTGACCTGACCACGTTCGCGAACGTGATCAGCGACCCCAAGCTGTCGCTGCTCATCCCGCGCGAGTCCACCGACACCCCGGTCTTCACCGGCAACATGGCGAAGATCGCTGGCATGACGTGGCTGACCAGCCCGAACCTGCCGACGTCTGGTGTGGCGACCATTCTCGACTCGAACGTGTTCGGCGCGTTCGCTGACGAGAAGTTGCCCGCGCCCGGATACACCGGCGGCGAGGACGGCGTCCAGGTCAAGACGATGCGCGAGGACGGCGAAGATGCATGGCGCATCCGCTCGCGGCGCATCACCGTGCCGATCGTCCTCGAGCCGGCCGCGGCCTGGAAGATCACGGGAGTGTCGGCATGAGCTTCCTGGTTGTCGCCCCGCTGGCGCTGGCGAAGGACCAGGAAGGCGCCGTGCACTACCACTACGAGGGCGCTGTCATCTCGTGGCTGGACGACGAGACGGCCGAGCACCTCATCGGCAACGGCATCGTCGAGGAGATTGACGACCCCGCCCCCGTGGTCGTCGACGACGAGGGCCCGGCCGACCCCGCTGGGGACGACGGCGGCGACGAGATCAAGCGCCCCGCGAAGACGGCACCGAAGCCCGCATGGGTTGACTACGTCGTCTCGAAGGGTGTTGACCGCGCCGAGGCCGAGAAGCTCGAGAAGGCCGAGCTGATCGCCCTGGCCGAAGGCTGAGGAGGAGCGCGCCATGGCAGCATTCGCCAGCAACACCGACGTATCCGGCACATGGCGCGCTCTCTCGGACGCCGAAACCGCCTACGCCGACCTCCTTCTCGACGCCGCGGCGTTGTGGATTCGGAACCGGCTGCCCGGCATCCTCGATTCCGACCCTGCGGCCCGAATCGTGTCCATCGAGGTCGTTCGGGCTGCACTGCAGAAGAACAAGCTCGAAGGCCTCAACAC